AAGCGTTTGTAGTGTTTGTCAGTTGAATGGAAAACTGTAAGTTCCATATTCCAGCATAAGCCACAGTAATTTTGCTATTGCTGGCTACAGTCACACCATTTGAAAAGTCTGTGGTGTTAAATGTGACCGGATAGGCAACAGTTGTGCTAGCGGCTGTTTGATCTGTGGAATCTTGAAACGCCCCGTAAGGAAACGCAATGTATTTGCCGCCTGTGTTGCCCAGCAGTTCTGTCAAAGAGTTTTGTAGCTGGTTAAAGTACAAACGCAGGATATTTAAAAACTGATCTTGATAGCGGCGGTCATACTGATCCGTGCTCAGCGGCAGGTTAGGAGGCGCTGGGTTAATAATCCGGTTGTTTGTTGTCATTAACGTCTGCCGTCTGGTCTGATGTCAATACGGGGAGCACCCAGTTGCCAACAAGTGTTAACTTGATTTGAGCTAATCTTAAAGATCATCTGGCGACCGCGCATGCGGGTAAATATCTGGCCTGTAAATTCTTCGGTAATCACGTACGTGCTACCCTTTACAACTGTGCCGTTAGCACTGCTTGTCGTTCCAGAGCCTGAGTTATTCAAACCGTACAGCGTCATGGTTACCCGTGGAGCAACAGCGGCAGGAGTGTTAGTAGCGTTCTCAAAACTTAAGTCAGGTAAAACGCGCCACACAAAACCAAAGTTATGGCCGTCACCAATGTCAAACTCAGACGAGCTAATGTAAGCATCAATTGCAGTAGCAGTGCCGGACGTATTGTCATTTAAGCCTGTTTCGTGGTTAATCAGGTTACCCGTGAGCGAAGCCGTGACGTAGTTTGCCGCAATAGGAACATCCTGTAACCCAGAGTCAAGCCAAGCAGTCCGAGACATAGTGCCGTAGTACCAGATTTTTTCTTGGTAATTGTAAATAACGTACCTGTCAACCGCAGTGCTATTAGCCGAGCAGTAGAACCACCAGACCTCATTAAAGCCTTCGTTGGTGCCAGAGAATACTTGTAATGCCTGCTCTTGGTTTAAATCTTGGAATACGTAACGGCGCAAGTCACAATTAAGCGTATTGACGCGGCCATCGTAGACGTAGAATTTATCTACGCCCATCCAGTACACAACGCCCGAAGCAATCACAGCCGAGTTAGGACTCATAATAGAGATGTTGTCGCCAAGCAACTGCGGTACCCACACGTACGGGGGGCCAAGGTACTGGAGTGAGTACACAGCTGAGTCGGTAAACATCACAATTTCTTGACGAGTTTGTACAACGCCTACAATTTCAGAGCCGTGAGAAATACGTATAAACCCTGCCTGATTGGTAGGGTCAGGTGTCCAGTTATAGATGTCGTCTTGCGCTGACCAGCGGATCAGCATAGGGTCAAGCACGTTTGAGCCATAATCGTTACAGCCAAATGCAATTACAAAACGCGAACTGTCAGACACCGTGAAATTGTTTTGCACAGTCGGCACATCCACAATCAAAGACACATATACACCCGTGCCTGTGGAAGATGTATTAACTGCTGCCCCCGCTGCATCAAGCAGTTTGAACGTCAACCCATTAACTTCAAACACGTAGTATGTTGTAGCCGCAGAGATACCTGTGGGTAAAGATGTAGTAGCAGCAAACTGAAGCGCCGCGCCTTCGGTATATAGAACAGTTGAGGTTACAACTGTAGGAGAAGCGCTTGTAAACGAAACATTACCGCCAAGCGAGTTTAAAAGAACCCCACGGGTAGTGACGCCGTTGTTGGCAGTCCAGTAGTAAATGCCACCTGTGCGGGGGCCGTACACTAAATCTTGGCCATAGTTAATTTGGTTCCACAAACGTAGCGCTGATGTAGATGTACCGCCGTTGCCCCACGTTGTAGCCGTCTGACCCCAAGTACCAGCGCCCCAACCTATAATTGCAACAGGAATAGCGGGGCCAACACTGACCTGATATGCGGCTACAACAGAAGCACCGCCACCGGGAGAACCAGAAGCATCCGTTGCATTGGCTGTAGCTGACGCTGTGAATGTGTATGTGTTTGCAGTAAGAACTGTTATTTGATACTCAGCGTTTAACACCGTAGCTGTAATGTTTCCACCAAGACTAACAGCCCCACTGAACGTAACAAAATCACCTGTAATAGCGCCATGACTTGTATCTGTTACTGTGATTGTGGCAGAGCCATTTGTAGCTGCAAACGGGTTGTTGTTAATTGTGCTAGATGCCCGAATAGGTGTGATGTCGTTATACAACCCGCCTTGGTTTAGATAGAACTTGAGGTTTGTGCCAACGCCAATTAAATTATTGCCACCTAGCGTTACCCAATTCCATAAAGACCGGCATACGCCTTGGTACGTAGCCGCAGAGTAAGGCTCCCATCCACCAACAACTTCGGGATTACCCTGACGAAAACGAACCTTGTCGGCTTCGTACCAGCCACCTTCATTGGTGTAGCGAGTGTTCTCTTTGTTCACACCCGGTTTGAACAGTATTTTTTGTAATGGCATTTTTAGTCCAGCAGTGCGCACTCAGCCGTGCGGCGTTTTAACAAGCCCGGCAATACCTTGCCGCCACCTTTAGTCCAGAGCATCAGTTGTTCTTTTGCCCCTTCCCAATCATTGGCATTGATTTTCCTCTTTAACGTGCTTGTTTGCAAGCGTCCTGTGCCCAAGTTATAGCAGAAATCTACGATGGCATTGCACTTACGAACGTCCGTAATCAGGCCGGGGCAGTTACGCAGAACTCCGGGCAGGTACGTGTGCTCAAGCTCAATCATCAAAAGCGCCCTAGCCGTGGGTTCATCCATCGGAGCGTCTTCCAAAGTCACCTTGCGTTTATCTGCGTAGTAGGTAGAGCCGTAGCCAATCGTAGCTACACCAGCCGGACAAAGATAGGGCTTGGCCCGATATCCTTCATACCGGCGGCACAGTTCAGCGGCTAGTTCTAGGTTCATATTCCGCGTTGCTTCAGAGTTCTATCAAGGAACCAATAATTGATAGTTCCAGACAGCAGGGCTGAAAAGTCAGGGGTCATCATGGTCTTAAACACTTCTACAGCAGGCGCACCAGCAACCCATGCGTTCCATGCAAACCATACGTGAATGAACGACCAAACAAACAGCACCCAGTATGTGACCACGGGACGCACGGAAGCTGAAAGACTAGCTACCCAACCGCCTGCGGCTTTGACCATTTCGGCTTGTTGAGTGATGGCGTTATTGAAGGCATCCATGACACCAACGTCCATAGCGGCTTCCCGCTGTGCCCCAATCTCAGCCAACTTCTGCTGACCACGAAGTGTTTCTAGTTCGCATTGACGGGCAAACATAGCAAGCTCATGCTGGCGCTCATTTTTCTTGTCAAAAAACTTCAGCACCTCGGGGGCCATACGAAACAGCCCACCAAAGATGGAACCCATTAAGCCCCCAGATAAAATATCAAGCATGATTACTCCTTATTTAGCCATTTCTGTAGCAGCTAGGTTGATACGGGTTTTAACAGCGCCAAGGTCTTGCGGTTCTTTGGTAAAGCCCACAGAGATATAACCTTCAAATGCGCCCATCTCAGGCGGGATACTGCCACGGCAGATAAAGCCTACACCTTGTTTTTCTTCCCAATCGGATGTTTTACCAGAGACAACCAGTTTATCGCAATGAACTTCACCATTCATCATGGCAATGACGGCGGCATTACGGGTAGCATCTTTGCCAAACAGAGTGGAGTTATAGCCATCCAATGTGGTGTCTCGACCCTTTGGGCCATACGCAAGTAGCGTAACCCTGCTATTTACAACAAGCGTTACTTTGTGAACCAACACCGTTTCAGCTTCTAAGTCTTTTTGTAGCTTTTGAGCTACGTGCTCTAACACCTTGATCTCTTTAAGCTGTGGCTGGTGACTTGAGCTTGTTATGGCGTTCAAGATGACTGTGCGGGAATCCCAAGCAAAGTACCCAGCAAAGAACAAGAACGACAACAAGATGACTGTAAACAGCTTGAATGGATTGTCCACCCATTCAATTAAACCGATTACTTTACCAATGGTAGAGTCATCTTTCTTGACTTCAGGTTTGGGCGCAGGGGCGGCAACGACTTCTACCTTGGGTTTAGGTGTACGCCGTTTGACTGGCGCTACCTTGGCTGGGGCTTTTTTTGTAACCATTATGCGTATACGTCCAGTTTGCGGTTGGTAAATATTTCCATACGGATGCGCTCTTGCGTTACCTTCTTACAGTAAATCTCAAAACCTATGTCTTGTAACTGCACCTGCTTTTGCTTGGCAAGCTCAAGAGCCTTGTTAATTTCATGCTGTTTCTCCAGCTTCTTCTGGGCAAGGTCGTGCATGTCTGGATACCCTGACGCTTGAACAGTTGGGAATAATCTGATTGTCTCGATCATTTTTTTTCACGCTCAAGTGCCTCTTTGTATCCGTGTATGACTAATTCTCTAATCTTTGTTGAGTCTGCTGTCCCCGCCCATTCGCTCAGATTGTTGTAAATCACCACGTAATCCGTTGACTTGCAGTAGGGCGCATTTTTGCCTAGCCACGCTACCATCTCTTGGTGTCGCTCGGTCGGGTTGTGAAATGTGTAACCTATTCCATAGAACTCCCGAACGTAACACCCGTTCTTGGCTACGGCTCCCACTAGCCCCAACAGCAGTAACAGAAGGAGCCAGCGCATTACGCATGATTAGGCGTTAAGAGCGTCTAAACGACCCCATGCCCAGTCTGTAGCGGCTGAAGGATCAAAAGGAATGGTGGCATTTGGATCGCCGGGGTTCGCTGGATCGCGCTGTGTCCAGCTTCCGCTAACTGATGTCAAATACGCCAACAGGTCAGCTTTGGTTGGGATGACCTCAAAATCGCCAGTAGCGTTATCGTTTGTGATGCCAACTTGCACCAAGTCACGAGGCCAAGGGGTTGCAGGGTCAGCAACACCATAAACACCACCTACACCATCTTCGCCAAGGTATAGGAAGTCTGGAATTGTGCCTTCGGCTGTCAGGCGGTATTTCATCATTTGACGTGCCATGTCATGCTCCTTGTGAGTATTGCCCACTGAAAAGATACGAACCAAAATGTCCAAGTTCACACCAAGGTGCGGCCCAAACAGTGCCACCGTGTTCGCGGTAAAGGTGGCAGAAATTAAAATCCTCTGATAACAACTTACCATCAGTCACGCCCACAGGGAAAAAGTCATAGACCTCTTCGCCATCAGGGATGGACTGCCCACCATTTGTGTAAACGGCAGAGTATGGCTTGAGTGTCTCAAAAACCTCACGTTTAATCAACATAAATCCTGTGCCAGCATGTTTGACTTGGAACGGCTCTTCTGGATGAACCATCTTGTGGCCTTCCAGCGGATTGATATTAAAGATACCAGTTAGCTTGTGCAGTTCTTTGTGGTTTAACACAGCGCCCTGACGCACCCGAGTCCAGTTGATGCCCTTCATGGGAACGCAGCCAGCAATGATGTCCTTATCTGCTTGGATCATCTTGACAATATCTACTGGGCGAAACTTTTGGTCAGCGTCAATAAACAAAAGATGGCTTGCATCAGTCTGTAAGAAATGGTGGGCCACTGTATTACGGGCGCGTTGAATCAAAGACTCATTGCCCAAAAATACGCAGGTCATCTTGTGGCCGTTTCGCTCCATGTCACTCTGTAACTGAAGCAGGGACTGTGTGTACTCGCTACAGCACATCCCACCATACATTGGTGTACCAATGACTAAGTGCATTATTTGGACTCCAACAACTGAGTGTTGGTCAATGACTGGCGATCCAGCACCACAAAGCCACGGTTAGCGGCAAACTTTTCGGCACAGTCTTGGAACTTGTCGGCGCAGGCTTCTAACCACTGGACAGTCATTTCATGCGTAGGGGGTTGACCATTGGAGATCATCTCGTTTTCCATCGTCAGGTAGGCAAAGACTTCGGCTTGCGCTTGAGCGGCGTTAATACCCAAGTCAAACAAGTAAATCATGTTGCCTTCGTCAATCACACCACCACGCGCACGAGCGGCGTTCAATCCTTGCTTCATGCAGGTCATAACGTGATACCGCTTCTCTTCCAACTCGTAGTCTTCCTCAGTAATCTCGGTTTTGCCAATCTTCTTGAGGATGTTGTCGTACTGGTTCATGAAGAAGTTCAGCTTACGCACTGCACCTTCCATGTAGTTCTGGGTGTTCACAGCGCCAGACTTGGCTTCCAGAATCTCAAGCTCTAGCAACTCACGGTCAAACGGATCAGTGGTTTCAGCCAGCTTTGCTTCTTTGCGGCGACGCTCAACATCGGTCTTCATCATCTTGATGTGGTTCTCTTGCAGAGCATTCTTGGTCTGCTCAATCTCAGCCAGCGATTGATAAATGGAACGCAAGGGTGTCAGTGTGGTCACATCAAGTGTGACGTTCATGAACTGGGAATGACCCTTGTAGAAGTTCGACGCCCCTTTGAGGACGGCTGGCAATTTAGCGTCAATGTTTTGCAACATGACGTTGTACTCTGGCTTGGTTGTAGTCAGAGCGGTTGAGATGTTTTGCAGTGCTAGATCGTTCAAAGATTTCTCCTGTTATAAATTTTTAACTACCAGAACAAGCGCCTTGGCCACCAGTAGAAGGCGTCATAGTACCAAAACTTGTAGCGTTTCCTGTAGTGGCGATAGTGACATAATCTATGATATTCCCTACACCGGTAGGGTCGCCCCCACCAAATACACCTCGGCTTCCGTCAGAACAACCTGCTGGTTGAGAACGTGCGGCAGTTAAAGTACCAAAAGAAGTAGCATTCCCTGCGGAAGCAATTGTTATGTAATCAATTGTGTTTGACTGCGTAGTGCCAGTATACCCGCCCCCAAACACACCTCTGGTTTTGCTAGAAGAAGCGGTTACATAGTCACGAGCGGCTGTTAACTGTCCAAAGCTAGTAGAGTTGCCTGTTGTAGCAAGTGTTACGTAGTCTATGATATTAGTACCCGAACCTGTATTGCCGCCACCCCACACACCTCTAGTTTCACTAGCACAAGCGGCTGGAGCATAACGAGCACTAGAAAGATTGCCAAAGTTTGTAGCATTACCAGTTGTCGCGATTGTTATATAGTCTATAACGCTCTGCCTACCCGACACATTATCCCCAGCACCAAACACGCCACGAGTATTATTAGAGCAACCACCTATATAAGTACGTGAAACAGTCAATATGCCAAAAGTAGTGGCGTTACCTGTAGAAGAAATTGTTATATAGTCTAAAGTATTAGTATTTGCACTTGAGTAACCGCCAGCAAATACCCCTCTACTTCCGTTGGAGCAGGCTCCAAGTGAATATCGTGCAACAGTTAATTGACCAAAAGTAGCAGAATTACCTGTGGTAGCAATTGTTATATAACTTACTGCATTAGTAGAAGCATTTGCGACGTTGTTATAACCTCCACCAAACACGCCCCTACTTCCATACCACACAGGTTCTGCATTACCAGCAATCGGCCACAAACCTTGTTTAACCCAAAAGGCCGCTTGCCCTATTGTCCATACACCGGGAGCCGCTCCGTTTTGATACGGCCCTGTTGGAGTTGCAGGGGTTGGGGTGATGATGCCAGCAGGCCATTGTTTAGACATTATTGAACTCCTCCGCCACAGCTAGAGCAACCAGCTTGCCGGGCATCTGCGCTAGTAAGTGAACCAAAAGATGTTCCATTGCCAGTGGATGCAATCGTAACGTAACCAATAATGTTTAATTCGGTATTGCTGTCGTTTTTGCCACCCGCAAATACACCTCGAAGCTCTGAAGAACAAGCGGCTAAATAATAAGCAGTGGTTGTCATGTTGCCAAAAGATGTTGTATTTCCAGTAGTAGCAATCGTAATGTAGCTAATCGTGTTGTATGCAGTTATGCTACCGTCAGTACCGCCACCAAAAAGACCTCTTGTGCTAGAAGAACAACCAGCAAGTGCGCCTCGTGATGGGCTAAGAGTGCCAAAAGACGTAGTGTTTCCAGTTGTTGCAGTTGTAATGTACTGCATCACACCAAATGGGCTAAAACCGTTGTTATATCCACCACCAAAAACAATTCTTGTAGGAGAAGAAACAGCGGCTAATTGATATGCTGCGCTACCCAGTGTTCCAAATGAAGTGCTGTTACCTGTAGTTCCAATAGTAATGTAGTTCATTGCAGTTAAAACAGAGCTGCCACTATCTAAGCCCCCACCAAACACACCACGAGTAGAATTATTTCCAGCGGCCAACAATCGTGCGGTAGTTGATAATTGTCCAAAACTTGTAGCATTTCCTGTTGCGGCAAAAGTTACATATTGAATTGTGTTTACAACCCCAGCATCAGCATTACCACCGCCAAAAACACCACGCACGGAAGAGCCACAACCCGCCATTGAATCATTGTTTGCAGTAAGCGCACCAAAAGACGTAGCATTCCCTGTTGTGGTAATGTCAATGTATTGAATGACGTTGCGATTGCTGTTTTGATTACCAGCAAACAACCCACGGTACAAAGGTGGCGCAGGCCAATTGTTCAAGCCCTTGGCTTGGTACTGAGCAGGGAGTGTCCATACACCTGAATAACTTGGCATTATTGAAGCCCCCCAGAATTATTTGATGTTGCTGTGTTATCTGCAACTTCTACTGCTAACTGTCCAAAAGATGCCGCGTTTCCTGTAGATGCAATGGTAACGTATGAAATTTGATTACTATAAAGTCCACTAACATAACCGCCAGAAAAAACACCCCGTACATTTGAAGAAGTTCCTGACATAGCATTTGTTGGGTTTATTAAATCCCCAAAAGTAGTTGAGTTTCCTGTTGAGGCAATTGTGATGTACTGAATTGTATTAACAGTTCCAAGCGCTGTTGTTTGACCACCACCAAAAACGCCTCGTGTGGAAGATGAACACCCAGCAATAACTGAATAAAGATCAAGCAAATTACCAAAAGATGTTGAATTTCCTGTTGTGGCAATCGTAATGTAACTGATGCTTGAAAGTCTACTACCGTTTTCACCGCCACCAATTACACCTCTTGTTGGAGAAGAGCAACTAGCACAGAATGCGGTTGTTGTTGACAAATTACCAAAGGTTGTTGAGTCCCCAGTTGTTGCAATAGTTATATAAGTCATGGCGGACAGAAAAGAAGCCGCCTGTTTTCCGCCAGTAAATACACCACGAGTGGAGTTTGCAACCGCGCCTGCCGCAATTACATTATTATTTCCCAATGCACCAAAAACGGTAGTGTTACCTGTTGTGGCAATTGTTACGTATCTAATTGCGTTTGTTTGTCCATTATTAGCATTACCGCCAGCAAATATGCCTCGTGTTGTAGATGCGCAAGACATTAACTGAAAATTGGTATCTTGTAGTATGCCAAAATCTGTAGTGTTTCCTGTCGTTTCAACAGTGATGTAGGTAATGTTGTTAATTCTAGGTTGTCCACCACCAGCAAACAATGCTCGAGTTGGAACAGAAGGCGTCACACTATTACTTGCGGCACTCCACACCCCGGGGCCGTAACTGTTTAAAGCCCACACATTGAATGTGTAAGCTGTGTTATTTACTAATCCCGTAGCAGTAATTGGAGATGATGTTCCGCTGGTTGTAATTTGGTCAGGATTGGAAACAGCATAATAAGCCGTGATTGCAGAACCGCCCACGTTAGCTGGCGCTGTAAAAGCAACAGACGCAGTAGCATTACCACCTGTGGCCGTACCAATCGTAGGCGCATTAGGATTCTTCAGCGGATCAAAAAAAGCTGAGATAAACCCAGCAGGAGGACGTAGTGGCATGATGCCCCCCTTTTATGGTGTAAGGGTTTCGTAGCTTGCTGTAAAAGTCAACTTACTTGTTGTACCGCTGGTTGCCCACAATGTACTTGCTTCGCCAGTTACGCTGGTGTCTAGCAAATAAAGCATTGTAGTCTTATCCAGAATAATCAACGTGGCATCGGCTGGCACAGAGATTGTGGAGCCAAGAGCGCGGTAAGTTGTACCATCAGCCAAACGCAACTCAACAGTTGCATCGACCGCGTTAGTGCCGTCAATGTTAGACACCATGATCTGGTTAATCTTCTGCGCAGAGCCAGAAGCTGGCGCAGTCACCAAAGCGTTACGTGAAGTATCCGCAGGGGTGATAGAAACTGTGTGAGGTGTTGCTGTTGTGCAAGCAAGAATATTTGGTGCGGCCATGATTGTTCCTTAAAAACCAAAAACTAAAGAAATTGTAGTAACTTGCGCTCTGGATAAACCAGAAGCTGCCGGTGCTTGAAAGGTAGGTGCAACTCCAGCGCCGTTTGAAGTTAACACATGAGTGGCAGTACCTACAGCAGTTGACGTTGGAACAGCCCCTGCACCGCCACCAATGACAACCCCGTACTGTGCCAACACACCAGACGATGCCAATGTGCCAGCGGCTGTGTAGGCTAAAATACCACCAGAAGTTCCTGATGTTAAACCTGTACCGCCATTGGCTACTGGTAAAGCAGTTCCAGAGTACGTCATTGCCAATGTGCCAGATGTAGTAATTGGGCTACCTGCAATGCTAAATATGCTTGGTACTGAGGCCGCCACGCTTGTAACCGACCCTGTACCCGTGCTGGTGGCTACTTTGACATAATCTGTGCCGTTGTAATACACAAACGCTTTTTCGCCAACTGCTATAGATACACCTGTTTGACCGGAAGCTTTAAATGTTACTGCGCTAGTAGCGCCTGCGTGATCCACCATGTACAGCTTGCTGTAACTAGGGCCAGTAATAACCTTGGTAACAGTTTGTGTACCCGTAATGCGAATCACCATGTACTGCGCTGTGGTGGAAGTTATTGCGTTTCCTGACGAGCTACCCGTAGTGTTTGCCAGAGTAATAGCGCCATCACCTGCAAAAGATAATGTGCCAGCAATGGCAATGTCAACGTAGTCAGAAATACCGTAGTTGACTGAGTCGCCCCACGTACCAGAAAGCGTTCCTTGTGTGGGGGTGAGTAAACCCAAGAGAGTCGTCGTTGCTGCCATTTAAATGCTCCTAAGTCGTTGCAACAGCAGTCCAAGCTGCTGTTTGCGTGTTACCGATATTCTGCCAGTTTGCAGTCTGCGTGTCATCTATTACACTCCAAGCAAATGCTTGCGAGATTGATCCAACTTGTCCGGTTGCTGAAACTCCTGAAAGACTGAGGCTAATTCCAAAAGAACCTATTGCACCTGTAGCACTGACACCACTTAGTGCAATGCTCTCTGAAACTTCTTCAGTACCAACTTGACCCGTGCCTGACACACCCGTAAGCGCTACACCAACACCCACACTGCCTGCTGTACCTGTGGCTTGGACACCCGACAACGATTGTGCAATACCAAATGATCCAACCGCGCCAGTAGCGCTAACCCCAGATAACCCGGCTACAAACTGACCGTCAACCGATCCAACCGCACCAGTTGCACTAACGCCAGTAATGCTTCTTGCAATACCAAAACTACCAATTTCGCCTGTACCCGATACACCAGTAAGAGCAACACTTTCCGCAACCCCTTCAGTGCCTACTTGACCTGTAGCAGATACCCCCGTAAGAGCAACGCTCTCCTCAATTCCAACCGATCCAACAGAACCTGTACCAGACACTCCAGATATAGCTGCTGATAAGCTGTAAACAACTGTTCCAACTTCGCCTGTACCAGATACACCAGTAAGAGCAACGCTTTCCGCAACTCCAACTGAACCTGCCGACCCAGTAGCCGTTACACCAGATAACGCAACACTTTCCGCAACTCCAACGGATCCAACAGAACCTGTTGCACTAACCCCTGTCAAATCTGCTGTCGTACCGCCAATAACTGTTCCGACAGAACCTGTACCCGCTACACCAGTAAGAGCGACGCTTTCTGCAACCCCAACTGATCCAACAGAACCTGTACCTGCTACGCCGGATAACGCAATTGAAATTACTAGGGCGACTGTTCCAATAGCGCCCGTGGCTGATACACCTGTGAGCGCCTCTTGTTGACCACCCCAAGTATTACTACCCCATGTACCTGCGCCCCATGCTGTGGACATGACTTAACAATTATGCAATTCGCAATAATCCGGTCGATGCATCGTTAGTTGGCATAGTCAGTGAAAACGTACCAGCAGCAACTGTTTGAGCCGTGAATGTATAAACAGCCACAGCCTTATTACTTTGAGTAGAGTTATACAAAAGCATTGCATCAAACGAAGTTGATAAAGTAACTGTGGTGTAGGTAATACTTGCTGAAGGCGTTAAGAACGATGTTGTTCCAGAACTGTTTGGTGCTGTACCAAACGTCACAGTCACACCGCCAGCGGTATAACCTGTACCGGACACTTCATTAGTTGCACTGTAGGCTGTGGTTGATGCGTTCATCGTAGCAGTTGTTATGTACAAAGCCGCTTTGAACGTGTCAGCAGTTGATACTGTGTGGGCAGGAATGCCCGTTGCATTAAACGCATGAACTGCGTTAAATAAGTCCACCTTGAATGAAGTGGTCATTGCTTGTGTATTTGCCATGATATTTCCTTAAAATTCAGCAGTTTCACCAAAACTTACAACTGCACGTTTTAGTTGTACGTGCACCGAACGGTGAACTAATTCACCCTCTAACCAATACTCCACCCATGTGGTAGTTTCGTTGTCATTATCTAATGAACCTTCACGCTTTTCAAGCAATGATTCGTCCATTTCACCTTTGGTTGTGGTAATCAATTTGAACTCCTAATAAGAGCCGCCGTAGCGGTGTTGGCTGGCATGGTGATTGTAAATGTAACGGTAGATGTTTTGTCAGACCCAAAGTCTAATACAGCCACAGATTTGTTACCTTGGCTAGAGTTATAAATCAACGCACATCTTGCGGTAATTGCGCCTGTCCAAGAGATGTTCGGGAAGCCCACATAGGCCGTGTACCCTGAAGATGATACCGTGATGGGTGTTAGTGTCGCCCCGCCAGCAGAATAAGTACCTGTATTAGCTACTTCATTGGTCGCGCTGTACGCAGTTGTTGTTTCATTTAAATCCGCGCTGGCTGTGTACAGAGCAATCTTGATAACGTCAGTCGTTAAGTCGTGTATACCTTGATAAAGCTCTGCCTTAAAACTGGTAGTCTGGGTCTGAATAATCGACATATCAAGTTACCTTCTGACGGAACTGACCAGAACGATAAGCGTCTTGACGCTCCATACCATCACCCAAACGTTTAGCCAACGCAAGAGCTTCCATGAACTTCTGGTTGTATAGCGTCATCATGTCCGGCTCACCCTTCATGTAGGTGTAAGCCTCAACCAAAGATGCGTACAAGAGCACGGGGTCAAAGTTATCACCCAGCCATGAAGTGTAGGGAGAAACCGTAATGCTTGGTGGGTAGAAGAAATAATGAAGCTCAGAACTGTATCCCGCATCTGGCGTAGGGCCGAGAATAAAAGTCAACTCGGCTGCGTTATCTGAACGTGGGCCAAACAGTGCGTAGTACTTAGGGATCCCTGTGTCTGTGGGCTGTGGATACGCCTGCCGGATGAAGTTAACATCTTTGTTCAACAAGTACTCGTACTCACCACTGGCGTTAATAACAGCCAAAGAATACACCGCTAAGAAATCCGTGGGGCACTGCAAGTACTTATTATTTGTAGTCATTGACCCCGTTACATTTTGGCGAAGCGACGGAAACTGTACCGAATTAAATATACGCTCTTCAGCCTGCGTAACGAACACGGGGATATTAGCCACGAAATTTGTTTCCGTGTTCTCCGTGTACGCTTGGATCGCGTTGCTGAGTGCGGTGTAATTCATGCCATCGGGCCTCTAGCCGTAATGCCTTTGGTAGCCGCGCCGTTACCACGGGTAACAATACCGGATGTCTTAGTGGTTTCGTTACCAGCAGCCTTGCTGATGTTACCAATAGACATATTAACGGTGTCGGCTTTACTGCGGTTTGGGGGACTGCCGGGATTTGTAGACGCAACAACAGGCACACCACTCATGGTGTGGGGCTTGGCGTACGCAGAAGCGGGTAGATTGTTAACCTTGGCCATGTTATTTCCCCTGATTTGTAACTTTGGCCATACCACGGCCATACTGAAGCATCATCTCGTTGGTCTTACCGCCCTTGGCAAACTTAGTCACAGGCTTACCGGGGTGCATTTTTCTTTCATGCTTGTTAACCATGCTGCCAATCATCTTCTTGTCTTGGGCTAAATCTTTCTTGTCCATACTAGACTCCTTTAATTTACTGTAACTGTACCAACATTTGTCGTTGCCACCAAGTAGTTGGGGGTCAAACTCACATCAAAATTACTCGACCCACCAACGGGCGACCATCCCCACTGAACATCCCGCGAACCGCCAGTCAAACTGCCACTAGCATTTACACCTGCCGTGACGTACGTTGTGTCCTTGCGTGGGTTACGCACAGCTTGCGGATCATCCACTGGGTACATACCCAACTGCAACTGCGGCTGATCTGGATCCCAACACGTATCACACACCATCAAATTGTAAAGCTTTGTCTTGATAACTTCTTTTTTCAAAGCCGTTAATTTAAACTGTTGGCCACACCTATCGCACATGGCGATACTGTTCTTACCGGATGCAAAGCGATTGCCCATTTATGTACCGCTAGTTTATGTACATCTGACGTGGAACAAACCGCAAAGCCGCATGTTCTTGATCTTCACCCGCCGCATTTTGCCAAGCTTCGTCGTACTGAGCTTTAAGAATATCTAAACGTTGCGTACCATTCTCTACCTTAAGCGCAAGATAGTACGCAAGCCCTGCCACCAAACAGGGCAGGAAACGGAAAGGCACGTCCATCGTACGTACACCCCCACCAGCATCATCAATTCGGCGCATGCGCCAGTAAACAAACTGATACGTTACGCTGTTGTCGGGGGTTGGCCAGAGGGTTACAGAAGGCAGATTCTGCGTGTATACAGCTACGCCAGTTAAATGCGCCGCCGCAGTTGTGCCGTTCTGCCCACGGAAGCAGTTATAAAGCACGTTGCCAGAGATGTAGCCATACTGGATAGTCTCGGACTCAACCAACAAGAACCCTGTAGCTGAAAGTCCGGCAACGGAAGTTAGTGTGATTGTTGTGTCTGTGGCTGTAATCCCGCCGTTAAGCGTGGTGCCGATTGAAGAAGTCTGGCCATCTAAACGCTGAAACCACACTTGAATGGGTCTGGCTTGTTGCAGTTTGTTGGGGATCGTGGCATAAGTAGAAACACTAATACGCGTGATTGTTAAGTCAGCTTGCGTGGATGCGCTACCCGCGCCCGTGCGAATGACATGCTCAAGTAAATCCACCGTGTCTACGGGTATGGCATAGGTGTTCAGTCCCGGAGTCAGGTTAATTGTCCCCTGCTCAAATGTCCACATGTTGATACCGCGGTTTGCCCAGTCTGCAAAGAGAAGATTCAATGAACGACGGGCGGTACGCAGGTCGTAGCCTGTACGCATCTCGGAACCGGCGCGTTCAAACGCTTCCTCAACAATCTCTGTGAGGTCAAGATTAAACGCTGCAACTCCAGAAGTAGTCATCTAAATCCTGCCGTTTTCTTTGCAATCGTTTTGGGTTGTGCTACGAATTGTTTGCCTGCGGCTTTTCCGGCTCGCTTGGCTTTGGTCGTCGCAGCGTACTCACTAGCGCTGAGACTTTTGATCGCAGCGCTTGGAAGGTATCTTTCACCAGTGTCAGAAGATTTTTTACCACTTTTGGTTCTCCACTTTTGGTCGCCCCAGTCCTTCAATGATTTCTGAGGCGCTTTCAATCTCGGTAACCCCCGCCTGCCGCCTTGTACTTCTTGGCAACAAGCTGAGCTTTACGCGCTGACCACTGACCTGCACCAGTACC